ACCGAGGCCAGCGCCTATGACTTGCCCACGCAGTTCCATCTTCAGGCCATCGGTGGCTTGACGAATGCCGTTAGTAACGGCTTGTTCCGCTGCCTTTTGCTCTGTGGCTATGATCTTCTTGAGATCGCCCTGAAGCGCCGCGAGAAGTCTCATGCCGGTATCACGTCAAGCCGCCAGATCAGCCGTTCGCGGTCGCCCATCGGCTCGGACTGCACGATGTAAGTGATCCCGTCCACCGTAAGTCTGTCACCCGTTTTGGGCTGGGCGATATCCTGCCTTTGTATCTCGAACAGCGTTGTTGCCGCGTGGATTTGCCCTTCGCCGAAGTCCGTGATGATATCCGGCTGCTTGGTCATCACGCGGACATCGACAGCCTCGGCGCTGCCCTTCGGCAGATAGACGGCGGCCTTGCTCAGGATCGGATCCGCAAACAAGGCTGCAATCATATTGCCGAAGGACATGGCTTTTCCCCGATTACGCGGCCTTGCCTTTGACCAACACGCGCGGACGCGTGCAGATCGGCAGCGGGTTGGACTGCGAATGCACCTTGACCCAGCGTCCGAACTCGTCGTCGATGGCCTGTTTGGCGTAACGGGGCAGACCAACGGTGTTTACCGTTTCGACGAAGTCGGCAGGCGCGTTGTACTGCCGGAACAGGTTCGGCACGCCGACGGGGAAGAAAAACGCCTTGGCACTTTCGGTGTATTCCACCGTGCCGACCTTGCCGCGATATTCTTCGAACACGATGCCCGCATATTCGAACTGGCTCCGCGCCTGTCCCGTGCGTAGGAAAATGCTTTCCTGATAACGGTCGTAAGCTTTGGTCACTTCCGGATGCGTCACGAGCGCGTCGTAGAAGTCCGAGCCGCAGATGGCGTGGATGTGGTCGTAAGTCTGCGCGCCAAGCTCGTCCTCGATGTTGCGTTTGACGGCATGGCAAAGCAGTTTCACGGCTCCGGCTTCGGGGCTGGCGTTGTCGAGATCGAAATCGACTTCCGCCTGCTGCGTCACGCCGAACTCGTTGAACAAGTCGTAAAGCACCGTCACGCCGTCCGCGTCGAGGATTTGCCCCTTGATCGCGCCGACGCGAAGATGCTCCAGCGTTGCGTCATGCTTGTTCGCCATTTCCGCGAGGCGGAACTGGACGACCTGCTGGACGCTCTCCATCTGGTTTTCAGAGCCGAAGGATCGGATGTTCTGGACTTCGTCGGCCATGATCGTGTCTTCGATGGCGATGTGCGGCACGACGAACGACCGCGCCTTGCGCTTATTGGCATGGTTTTGCACGGCAGGTGCGCCGCGCGCCGTAGTTTCGATCAGGTTCAGGCTTCCTTGCCGTTCCTCGATCATGACCGTGGTCGTGGTGATGCCGGATTCCGTGAACAAGCCAAGCTGGCCGATCTTACCGGGAATAAAGGGAACCTTGTTGTTTTTGACCGACAGGGCCACCACCGAGAAGGCGTTGCTGTTGAATACGTCGAGCGTAGGCATAAGAAGGATTCCTTTCTGAAAGACGAAGCCCCGCATTCGTTTTGCGAATGCAGGGCTTTTGTCGGTTACACAATCGTAAGTGTGGCTTAGATGGCCGCGCGCACGAGGATGGTCTGGTTTTTGAGCTGGTTAGCGCCCGCCGTTTTCTGAGCGTCCGTCGCGCCCGTGAACCAGACGAGTTCGGCGGCGTTCACTTCGGCTTGACGGGCGATGATCACGCCGTCCTTGTCGGCTGCGGTCGCGTCGACGGCGTCCAACAACACGGCAACGGCGGTTTGCGAACCATCGGTGTTCGACGAGCGGTATTCCTTGTACTTGCCGGAGCCGCCGCCCACGACCACCGTGAAGCGGTCGCCAGCCGCGAAGTCCGTCGCGCCGTCGGTCAAAGTGAAGTTGATCGCTCCGACGAAAGGCGTTCCGACCTGCGCCGTGCCGATGATCGAGCCACCCGGTTCCTCGACGGCGAAGGTGCCGCCGTTGGCCGCAGGTTCGATGCAGTCGATCACATAGGTTCCGGCTTTGACGCCGGATCCCACCGAGACGTCGGTGATCGTGCCGTTGCCAACATTGCCAGCCGCAGGAGCGCCCGTGGCCGCGCCGATGGATACCTTGCCCAGCACATGACCAGCTTGAAGATTTTGGCCATGCAAGATGGTCACGGTATCGCGCGAGATCGTGCCCTCGGTTTCGGAAACGAGAAATTCGGCCTTGTGTTGGCCTTCAGTAAGTTCAGTCATGGGTTATTTTCCTTTCGGGTTGTTGCGGGAGGAGTAGATCGCCGCCGTGTCGATCTTCGACTCGGCAGACGGGCTGCCAGCCATTCCTTCATGCTGGGACATGATGGCCGTCGCTTCTGCCGTAGCGGCCTTGGCCGTGAGCAAAGTCTTGCGGATCTCGGCCACAGGAACGGCTTTGGCGACGAAGCCCGCCGCCTTGTCCGGCATGCCCGCGAGCTGGCACAGCTCGTTCACTTCGGCGACATAGGCCAACGCTTCGGCGCGAGCTTCCGCTTTGGCCTGCGCCGTAAGCGCCGCGATATCGACGGCAGGTTCTTGCGCCGACATAGACGTGGCAGGCGCTTCTTGCGCAGTGACTTCGGCGGCTTGCGCCTCGGTCGCGGCGGTCATGTTTGGCTCTTTCATAGACATATCCTTTCGTTGCGTTGTGGTTGGTGAGAGGGAAAAACGGAGAGGCTTGGGCGCAAGGCTTGCCGTCAGATCAGCCAAAGCGTCCGTGAAGGTTCCGATCTTGTCGGCAAGTCCAGCGGCAACGCCGTCCTCGCCGAAAAACAATCCGGCCTCGGTCGCTTTCACGGCCTCTACCGGCATGCGCCGTCCGCGCGAAATCGTCTGCGCGAACAGGTCGTAGACGCGGTCGACTTCCGTTTGCAGCGCGGCGCGCGCGGGATCCGACAAAGGTTCGTGCGGCGACATGTCGTTCTTTCGCGCCCCTGCATAGATCGCCGTGTATTTGAGGCCGACATCGGCCTCGGCCTGCGATTGATCAAGATGCACCGCGATCACGCCGATGGAGCCGACGCCGCCCGTGCGCGGAACGTAGAGTTTGCTGGCGGATGCGGCGATGGCGTAAGCGGCGGAAAAAGCGTCCTCGTCCACGGACGCCCAGATCGGCTTGACCTTGCGCGCCGCGTAAATCTTGTCGGCCAGATCGAACACGCCGCCCGCTTCGCCGCCGGGACTGTCGACATCAAGCAAAATCGCTTTGACGGAAGGATCCGAAAGCGCCATGTCCAATTGCTGGCCGATGGTCGTGTAACTGACAAGCCCGCTTTGTGCTTCAAGCCCGACCGTCCGTCGCACCAGCGTGCCGAAGACGGGGATGACGGCAATGCCCTCCGGCGTCACATCGTAATCGCGCGTCTCCGCCGAAGATTTTGGCTGTAGGCTTTCGCCGTCAAGACGCGGCACGAGCACGCTGAGGATGACGTCCAGTTTGGCGCGCGCGATCATAAGCGGCGCGCCGAACACGCGGGCTGCAATGTGGGGAAGAAGCTTCATGCTGTTTGATCTGTTTGTTGTTGATCCGTTGCCGTTTGATCCTGCGCTTGTTGGTCGGGCGTATCGGAGGCGGTTTGCTCCGGAGTGGTCGCTGGCGCAGGTTGGCCGAGCTTGATGCCAAGCTCTTCACGGCGTTTCTGATCGGCGGCGATGCGGTTGTAGGTCTCGTCCACATCGTTGCCTTCGGCCTCGATGATGTCGGAAGGTGCTTTCCAACCTTGCTCCTGCGCGATTTTCTCGGCTTGGCGATCTTTTAGCGGATCGACCCACTCCCATTTTGGCGCGATCCATTTAACTGCCGTGTATTGCGTCGGATTTTTGGCAAAGCCCGGCATGTCGAGCACACCAGCCAGAACGGCGGTTTCCAGCCAACGCCGCCATATCGGACGGCACATCTGAAACACCAGCGTGGCAAACTGGAACTGATCCAGCCGCCGCCGAAACTCGACAGTGCCTGCGCGGATGCTGGAATAATTGGCAGCTTTTAGATCGCCCGTGACG